TGACATCGAAGATGTTATTCTTAACGGTGACACATCTCTAACAGGAGACGCTCTTTACAAGTCATTTGATGGCGTTGTAAAGAAGGCAAAGGCATCAGGTCGCGTCGTAGACGCAGCAGGTGCTGAAGTTTCTCGTGAAGTATTCAACAAGGCACTTAAGGCTATGCCACGTAAGTACAAGCAACGTCGTGCAGACCTTCGCTTCCTTGCTGGATCAAACTTGATTCAGGACTTCCTATACAAGAACAGTATTGGAACAAACCAGACAATTCCACAGGACATCGCTTCAAGCGTAATCCGTGGCGGAGTCGCACCACTAGGTGGACCTGCAGGATACGTAGCACCATTCGCGTTCGGTATTCCGATCATCGAAGTTCCGCTACTTGCAGAAGCACAGACTGGTACACACTCAGGAGCTTCAGGTTCACACGGAGATATCCACTTGTCATTCCCAAATAACGTAGTTATTGGTGTCAAGCGTGATGTAACTGTTTACCGTTTCTTCTGGCCACGTAAGGACTCAATTGAGTACACAATGTATACTCGTGTTGGCGTCCAGATTGAACAAGCAGATGCTTGGGTAGTCGTAAAGAACGTTAAGGTTGCTTCTTAATTAAGAAATAACCCCCGAAAGGCCCCTAATTAATTTTAGGGGCTTTTCATTTTAATTTAACAATGCTATAATTGAATAACCTAACAAAGGAGATAATATGTCATTTGACACATTAAAAGTAGCAGAACTCAGAAAAGTTGCAGAGGACTTTGCAGTTGACACTGATGGATTAAAAAATAAGGCCGATATTGTTGCCGCTCTTGCCGAAGAGGGAGTAACATGGTCTGTATACCAAAAGACTATTAAAGATATCGAGAAGGCGGAAGATGAATTCAGCGAAGATTCAGAAGAAATTCTTCCACGATTCAATCCTGATTCTCAGCCAGAAAATACAATGCTGGTCAGAATGACTAGAGAGAATCACAGATATGATATTCTTAACTACACATTTACCAAAGAGCATCCTTTTGTCGCAATGACATCAGAAGACGCTCAAGAAATTTTTGACAAGGAGGAGGGTTTCCGCTTAGCAACTCCAAAGGAAGTTCAGGAGTACTACGCTTAACCTTTATTAAATGGAAATTCTAGTAGGTTCAAATTCACCAGTAACACACAAAGTGTTTTGGCAGGGGCAGCTAACTGACTCAGACAGTCTTCCAGTTGTTAGGCTATATGACATTACAGAAGATCCAGCAATATCCCCACCTATTAACCCTGGAACAATACTTGCAACATTAACGGCGGTAAAGTCGGAAGTAGATGCAGGTACATACGTAGTATATATTCCAGTATCATATACCACAAGACAGAGACAGCTTAGACTAAATTGGTCATACACAGTTGGTTCAGTTTCTACAGAAAAAAGCCATAAGATTTATGTGCAGACTCCGTATACAGATTTGAGTCAAGCAATTGATTCTTTAGGGTTGGGATCTGACTTTTCAGATCCTAATTCTAAATCATATTTTGAATTATGCAGTGCTGAAAGATATGCTAGAAAATTAATTGAAGCATATACTCAGCAACAGTTTTATTTGTATGATGATGTTCAAATAGCATATGGATCAGGATCTGATGTTTTGCCTTTGCCTTATAAATTAGCAGAACTTCATGAGCTATATCAAAATGATATACTGCTACTAAACACTTTAACCAATGTTAATAACTGGAACTATAATACAATTATTTCAGAGAGCGGATTTGGAATAAGAATTAATAGAGCAAATATGCTTGATAATACCGTATATACAGCAAATGGTATGGTTCCACCTCCAACTAATGATGTATGGAATGGCGTCTTCAAACAAGGAGTAACATACAGAGTTCAAGGTAGATTTGGATGGGAAGAAGTTCCTGATGAAGTTGATCTTGCATGTATTGAATTAATGAAAGATTATTTCTCAAAGGATAAAGTTTGGCGTAATAAGTACATGAAGTCAATACAAACATTTGACTGGAAATTCGAGTACAATTCTGGTACATATTCAGGAACTGGCAATCTCTATGCAGATCAATTGCTTCTTCCATATGTTATCAACAAAATGGTTGTGATCTAATGTATGATCTTGTTGACTCCGTTATGCCTATGTTCATTGATATCTACAAACAATTTGACCTACAAGATGCAGACACAGGATCAATAAAAAAAGAATGGCAGTTTGACAGAACTGTTCCATGCAGCGCAAAAGGTATTATTAGCAACTCCTCTTCAAGCCGAACTGGAGATAAACAAATTATATCTAATAAATATGCTAACGATCAAATTCTTCAAATCAGAACATCGGATAAAATAACATTAAGAGAAAAAATTACAAATATTAGAGATGCCGAAGGAACCGTTGTCTGGGAAGAATTAAACTTTCCTAGCAATACCCCTACGGTTTATGAATTAATGGGAATAACTCCAATGACAGATCCATTTGGCGCAGTAATTGGATATAACTCTACTGTCAAGAGATCGGAAAATCAGACAATTGGACAATAGCAATCTTTTGGTTACTGCCGCCAGCGGTTTACAAAAAACCATGGTGGGCACTAAGGGGGCTATTTTAAAAGATAGTACCGTTGCTCAAATATCTGCAGCAATATATTATCAAGCTGAGGTAGTATCCAAGATAACAACAAACAAGCAATTTCAATCTAGATTTCAATCTGTCATTTTTAAACAACTTCAACAAGATTTTGGTCTGTATGTAGATGCACAGGCTAGAGTAAATCCTCAATCCTTGCATCATGTGTATGAGTGGAATAAGGTTGGCAATTCTGGATCTAGACTATTTAAATTAAATGTAACGGAAAGAAATGGATTATCTTTTAAATTAGGATCAACATTTTTAATGTCTAAATCATCCGTTCCCAATTCATTTGGCAAAAGAAAATATGTATTTAAAAATAAAGCTTCTGTGATGGAAGCTGGAATGCCTGTAATAATTAGCCCAAGGGCTGCTAAGCGCTTAGTATTTGAAACTAGTACTGGAACAGTCTACATGCCTATAGGGGCCTCAGTGACCGTTACAAGGCCTGGTGGAGGCAAAGCTACAGGAAGATTCCAAATTGCATATGCAAGATTCTTTACTGGTAACCTAGTAAATCTATCAATTAAAAGATCAGGATTTCAACAAATATTTAATTCATCATTAACTAAAGCAATGAGACTTCCTTCAGATGTAAAAAAAGTTAAATATTCTTTTTCTGCAAACACATTAAACATGCAAGCTGAGTCAGCAATTGCTTCAGCATTTGGAGGGGTATAATGACCGTAGATTATAAAGCAGACATAATGCTTGATTTAAGAAAGTACCTTTGGGCTCAATTAAAATCCAATAGTATTTTTACAGCTACCGATTATTATTCAGATAATATAGGACAAGAGATTGTTCCAATTATTCCTGTACAACAATCCCCAGAAATGAACCAATTTTTGAGCGGGAAGAAGCACATAGTCTACGATAAGATAGGACTATCATATGAGGACAACTGGGCAATATGCTGTGAGCAGATATTGTTTACCATATATTCAACAGATGTTTCAGAGATTAATGAGATTAGAAATTTAATGACAGACCTATTCAGGAGAATGGATGATTCGGCTAGGGACGCAAATGCCTATTCTGGCATATCTAGCAAGTTTAAATTCTTTAGCATATTTGTTGCCGACATTTCTCCAACAGCCCCATCTGAAGAATTAGCAGGGTTCTTATCCTCAGATGTAATTCTTGAGGTCAAATACGCAAGACACCTAGACACGACTGGCAGATTCCTTTAATTTGCCTTTGGGCGCATTATACTCTATTATTGTACATAGAGGGAAGGGCCTAGCCAGCCAAGATTTAATGATTTACAACAATATATATATATTTTTATAAATAGGAGGAAAATAACTATGGCACAATCCGTAGGTAATGCTAAAAATATTCTAGTTGGCGCATCTCCATTGTTCTTGTCGAACGTTGACATTAACGATGCAGATTATATCGCTAACGCAGAAGCAGGCGTTGCAATTGCATCGGGTGCAAATACAGTAGGAGTTCCAGCGTTCGCGTCAGGAGTATCATACGTAAGCACACTTAATGGTGTAAACCAATCAGCAGGACTATTTGGATACCGTAACGTTGGTTTCACCAACAATGGTCTTCAAATCACATACAACCCAACATACGATTCAGTAACAGTAGATCAGTTACTTGATACAGCTAAACTGTTCAAGTCTGCAATGGAAGTTATGATCGCAACAGAAATGTCAGAAGGTACTTTAGAAAACATTGTAACCGTATTCGGACAATCAGCAGATTCACTTTCAACAACAGGAACTGGCGTAACTAAGGTTGATACACTTAAGATTGCAGCAGGTTCCCTAGGAGCCGCTCCAACAGAGCGTCAATTAATTGCAGTTGGACAAGCTCCAACAGCAGGATCAACATCGTCAGAGCGTGTATATTATGCACGTCGTGTTTTGTCTGTACAACAGTCACAGCACTCTCTTGCACGT